TTTGTTTGTTAATGTTTGAGTTCCTGTTTCAGAAACGCTTCCACCTGTAGCAGCCGAAATATCAGAAGTAAATGCAACAGTTCCTGAGTTATTTGGGAATGTTATAGTTCTGTCTTGTGTAGGATCTGCAAATGTAAGGGTTGTTTCATAATCATCTTCCGTTGCACCTTCAACTACAATTGACGATGGGATTGTTAATGTTCCAGTAAATGTCGGTGAGGCAGTAGGGGCCTTAGTATTAATCTGTGTTTGAATTGCAGAAGTAACTCCATTTAGGTAGCCAATTTCTGTATCGTCAACGTTTGCTACCTTAGCTTGAATTGTTGTAGTATCTACGTCAAGCTTACTTGTTCCAGCATTCCAGTTAAGTCCAGTGCCAGCTAGAGCAGATTCATCTGTCGCTGCGCCGCTTACTGCTGAATCAACATATTCCTGTGTTGCAACAGTGCCTGTTGAATTAGGAAGAGTAAGGGTGCGATCTGCTGTAGGGTCTGTTACTGTTAAAGTAGTTTCAAAAGCATCTGCTGTTGCACCTTCAAAAACAATGCCTGTTGTAGCATTAATTGTTGTACTGTTAATAGTAGTAGTTGTACCACTTACAGTTAAGTCTCCTGAAACTGTAACGTTTCCGCTGCCGTCTGCTAAAACAATAGTTCCTGTTGCATTTGGAAGGGTAATTGTACGATCAGCCGTTGGATCTGTTACTACAAGGGTAGTCTCAAAAGCATTGTCTGTAGCACCTTCAAATGTAATGCTTGAACCAAAAGCAGGGTTAACTGTTGAGTTAGTGTCAGCAAAGTAATCTAGGTTAATCCAATGATTTACTCCATCACCAATCTTAAATTTATTAGTATCTGACTCAAAACCAATTTCACCAGAGTTTAGTACTGGGCCATTGCCTGAGTTTGTAGAGATCCACTGAGCTGCGGTACCTCTACGCTGTTGCATTCTTGTTGCCATTTGCTGATCTCCTTTGGTGATGTAATAGTATTATATCAGATAATTAGTTAAAATTATCTATTGCTGTTCCGCCATCAAATGTAGCCTCAAATGATGTAGTGTCATAACTTCCTGCGCTTACAAGTACTCCTGGTTCATCGTATGATCCACCAGAAGTAAATGTACTTACAATTAATCCATTTCCATCAATTGAAGTATCGTGAATATGGTCTTGTAAAACTTCTGCATCTTGCAGGGTTGCAACTGCAATCCAAGCTGCATTAAGATACATGTGTATTCTCTTTGTTACAGAATCAATGAATAGCTGTCCTTCTACAGGACTTGCTGGAAAAGTGCTTCCAACTGGAATAGCACCTGAACCAGCTGCAGCATCAACATAAGCTTTTGTTGCTGCGTGTAAAGCATCTGTCGGTGTTGCTACTGTTACTGTACCACCAAAAGATCCACCAAGGACAACGGCTAAGCCGTTTTTTACTTTAAAGTCTTTGTTAACCGTTGCCACTTGATGTCTCCTTTAATTAGATTAAGCTAGCAGTGTTCCTACAACAGAAATTGTTGAAGAATTGTTAGCAGTTGTTACTAATAGTTGTACGTTTGATCCTGAGATACCAGCTGAGATAGTCATTGAGGCACCATTTGTTCCAATTGTGCCGTATTCAGTAATTGCAATGTTGTCTGAAGTATCAAGTGTTATAAGAACCTTTGATACCTCTGTGTGGGCTCCGTAAGAAGTCTTTACCAAGAACTCTGCTGAGCGATAGGTTGCTTTAGCAAAAGCAAATGCTACATTTGAAGCACTTGCTGTTGGTACAGCAAGTGTTGCTGCAACCTGCTTAGCAAGTGAGTTAATCTCAACTGTTGTAAATAAACGAGCTGTTCCATCTACCGCAGTACGAGCACGAGCATCTGTGAAGTAAAGGTTTGTACCTTCTGCAAGGTTAGTAGTTGTAGAATCTGCTACACCGTTTTCTGCGGTAATAGTAAGTCCTGCACCTGTACCTGTAATTGTGATGTTTGAAAGTGTTGCACCAGTCAAAAGCGCTGCTGCTGAAGACTTAGCACGAGCATCTGTAAAGTACTGTGAAGTTCCTTCTGCAACATCAGATGTTGTAAGTGCATCTGCGTATGCAATTGCTGCAGTTTGTGCTGCGTCTGCTTCTGCCTTGGCAAATGCTGTTGTAGCAACCTGTGTTGTATTAGTGTCTGCTGCTGCAGTTGGTGCAGTTGGTGTTCCAGTAAGTGCTGGAGAAGCAAGTGGAGCCTTTAGATCAAGAGCAGTTTGTGTAGCACTTGAAACTGGCTTGTTTGCATCTGTCGTATTATCAACGTTTGCTAGACCAACATCTGACTTTGTAATTCCAGTCGGAGTATTGATAACTGGTGATGTAAGAGTCTTGTTAGTAAGAGTCTGTGTTCCAGTTAGTGTAACTACTGTTGAATCAATATCAAGAGTATTTCCAGTCTTGTCTAATCCTGTACCAGCAACAATTTGTCCAAGTCCAGTAAACTGTGTGAAGACAAGTGCTGTAGTACCAATTGTAACTGTACCGTTATTTGTTAGTGTAAAACCTGAGTCAGCGTTTGCTGTTCCTTGTTCTACGAATACCGCAAAGTTTGCAGTAACTTCTGCACCTGTATCTGCATCAGTTGAGCGATCTGGAGCACCAGATACCTTAACTACGTAGATACCGTTTTCTGAAGCAGTTGACTGATCCTTAACAAGAACACGATCACCAGTGGCAAGAGTTACGCCATCAAGTACATCTCCATTTTCAAGATCAGATGCTAGTGTTACGTTTGCAGTTGTTGCTGCACGAACTGATGCCTTCCAGTCAATACCTTGAACTGTTGTATCTACATAGTTCTTAGTTGCTGCATCTTGTGCAGATGTTGGCTCTCCAAGACCTGTAATCTTGTTTGTGCCCATGGCAATTGCACCAGACATTGTTCCACCAGCAGTTGCTAGCTTTGCATCAAGTGCATTCTGTGTAGCGGTTGATATTGGCTTTAGTGTATCTCTTGTGTTATCAACGTTTCCAAGACCAACCATGGATGATGTAATTCCTGAAACTGTACCTGTAAAGGTTGGGCTTGCAATTGGAGCTTTTAGGTCAAGTGCTGTCTGAGTTGCTGTAGAAATTGGCTTAGAAGCATCGGCTGTATTATCAACATTTGCTAGACCAACGTCTGACTTTGTAATTCCAGTTGGTGTATTAATTACTGGAGAAGTAAGTGTCTTGTTTGTAAGGGTCTGTGTGTTTGTTGTTCCAACTACCGCACCAGTTGCACCGTGTGCTTCTGTAAGGTTTGCGTGTGTTGTAACATCTGAAGTAAGTGCTACTGTGCCAGTTGCATCTGGAAGTGTAATTGTCCGATCTGCTGTTGGATCAGTTACTGCAAGAGTTGTTTCAAAAGCATTTGCTGTTGAACCTTCAAACTCAATACTTGTACCGAATACACCAACTGCTGCTGGGGCTGACCACTCAACACCATATGTTGCACCTGAGTTTGCTGTAAGAACTTGACCATTTGTGCCAACTCCTAAACGAGCAATCGCATCTACGCCAGATGCAACGAGGATATCACCTTTTGCATCTACGATTGCGTCTGTAATAACATTCTTACCGCCAACGGTTGCTGTTGCACCTTCAACGATAAGACCATACTTAATTTTAAAATCTTTTGTTACTGTTGCCATTTTTTATCTCCTTGTTGGTTATGCTTTTAAGCCTATGCGAGCAAATCGCAAGGTTATAGGCGTAATTCCCACTACTGGAGTCACAGTTAGATTAACTGTATTTCCAGCCCTAGAGACGCTAATGGTGCCAATATTCCCATCGGTGTCTATTGTTCCGTATTCGCTGACGTTTACATTTGTACCGTCAACCAAAATTGTCATTTCAGTAGCATAGAACTTGTTGTCCCCTGCTGATGTCTTTTTAATTGAGATTAAGTACTTAATCATTCTAAATACTGTTGCATCAAAGTTATCAAATACAGTTGCATTCTGAATATCTTCAATTGTATTTTCATTATTGCCAGCAGTTGCAAGATCTGTAGCTTGTGCAGCTGTTGAGTCAATCAGGTTTTCGTAATCAGCCTGTGATGGACGATCACCTGTTTGGAATGTGGTCTTGACTGTGGATAATGGAAGTTTGGACATATGGCTATTATATCACATTTATTTTAAAGGATATAGTTGCTGAAACCAATAATTTGCAACGGGATAGGTGGAATATTAGTTGCACCACCAGCCTCAATACGTATTGCTGTTAATCTAATTCTAAAGGGTAATACAGAGTTAATTACAACATTTTTTGCTGGTGCGCTTATAGATGTTTTAATTGAAAAATCTTCTTCAATTCTTTTTGTAAATACTGGCCTTTTTTCGTAGATCTTAATAGAGGCCATTATGCTGTCACATCTTCAAGGACAATAAGTTTGCCTTGAGCTACCGTCCAAACTATTGTATCTCCTGGTAGCGAAACCTCAATATCAAAAATATCATTTGTCCGCAATGTTGCAGTTTGTGTTGCTGTTAAAGAAACTGTAAATTCTCCCACTAAATCGTCTGCATCTTTTGCTGGAGTTAATGTTAGAAGAAGTGTTGCGGTATCTGTAATTACTCCAGGAACAACTGGTGTTGTTGTAGGACGTTTGATCTGCATGGAAATATTCCAGTCAGGAATAGTCAACGGTACTTTTGCATCATCTGTTAAATAAACCTTAAATGCTGCAGTATCTCCCTTAACAAATGTCCAATTGACAAATGGTGGAGCTTCACCTATATCGTATGTTGATGCTTGTCCTCTATATGTAGCCATAGTCTTTCTATTATACCACTTGAAAAACGCAATTATAACAATTTAATAAAAATATCATCAAAAGTTGCTTTTTGGGTAATTTGCATGTTATACTTAATACATGCTACTAACAGGTAGCATCTTTAGTCTCTAGGAGGTTATTATTATGAGAAGAGATAAAAAGGTTTGGATTGGAATCCTTGCACTACTTGGTTTAGTTGCTCCATTTAGCAACGCTGCCAATGCTTTAAGTACCGAAAATAATTTAAGTAAAACAGCAGTCTCTGAACCTACAACCGCCAAGGCGGTTTTTTTGGTTTCTAAACCTAAAAGTCTTGTTGCTGTAAAGAAGGACCTAAATGTTCTTTACAAGTATCAAGATGCAGTTAGTCTTACAGATCGTCAGCTGAAGGAACTTCTATATGCCGTTGGTTTCCGTGGACAAGGCCTTGTAAAGGCTTGGGCGGTAGCTAAGAAAGAGTCTAATGGTCGTCCCCTAGCTTTTAACGGTAACTCAAAAACTGGAGATAACTCTTACGGTATGTTCCAGATCAACATGCTTGGCATGTTAAAAGAAGGACGTAAAGATAAGTTTGGTATTAACTTTAATAGCGAACTATTGAACCCTGTCATTAATGCACAGGTCGCCTATCATATGAGCAACGGTGGAAAAAACTGGTCTGCTTGGCATGGAATTACACCAAAGACAAAAGTATGGATGTCTAGATTCCCAGATTAATTTATATATAAAAATACCCCCTTGGTTTTTGACCTTGGGGGTTTTTTATT